ACCAAAAAGGTCTTGGTCTTTAGTGTACCTTCATATATTGATATTTCATTTACACCTAGATTTGTCTTAAATTCATAAAAACCATTTCCATCATCAGTGGCAACGAAAGGTTCAATGGTCATAAATGAATATGAGGTGTCCTCAACTGTTGTATTAAATTTGGTATAGGCCGGTAGTGTAACTGGAGACTCTCTTGGAGTAGTGGATGTATTGTAATATATTCTGATCTTGGCCAACGAAGCGGTCGCTGAGTCGGGAACATAACCAATACCTTCTGATAAAGATATAGCGGAACTTCTTAGCTGTGCAGTGCCAAGATAGGACTCATTAAGTGCAAAGTTGGTTATTAGGCCATTGATGTGGGTATTGTGAGCCAATACATCAAGTATATTCGAAAGCCCCGATGCCTCAAAATCATAGTCTGTAAATTCTTGAGTATTTTGTAAATATGTCTTTAGATTACTCTTTAGTGAATTAAAATCTAATGATGATGATTTAATTGTAGTGGGTATATTTGACATCTATCTCAACCTTGATAATGCTGTTGTTACGGTTGCCACCTGCCTACTATTAGATACTCTAAAAGTAATTGTGACATATAAAGAATTGTAGTCAGGGTCGTCTCTTGTAGATATATCTATAACAGATGCTCTGGGTTCTAGGGCTTCAATATTCTTGGCTATGTTTTTTCTTAGCCATTGCGCATCATCAGAAGTATGCAAATTAAATAACATTGATACTATGTTGCCACCAAATCTTGGCGCGAATGGTTTTTCAAAATGATTGGTAAGTATAAGATTCTTTACTGCCTGCTTTACGGCAGCTGCATCAGTCTTTTTTCGTATCTCTCCATTATCCTTTACGCTAAACGTAAGATCAATATCACTAAAGGGTACAGACCTAGAGGTGCGTATAGAACCTTTAGCTAAATCACCGTCCTCAGCTGATAATACTCTGGTAACCATTTAATTCCCCTTTAACTTATTTATGGGGGTTTATTACGTTATATGGGTTTGGTCTTCGGTTTTTTTGAATGTATTCAACCCAATATTTTGTATGACTCTTTCCAGCCCATGAAGCTACTTGTGACCATGTGCCTGTTGGTCCCACGAAATCTGATGGTGATCTCATGTCAATATGAATAAAATCGTTATAGAAACCAAATCCCTGAAATCCTGCCTGCAATGCAGCATTTAATAGTTTTATTTTTTGTTCATTATTATATTCGGTGGTGTAGATATCAAACGCCTTGCCCTTTAAATGTTGAGATTTTACAGACCGCGATCCCCTAAGGTCCGGGAAAATACCCTGAGGTGTAGTATAGACCTGAGATCCAAAGATGGTCATCATTCTCTCAAATTCATTCTGTAGAATTTTTAGGACTACAATCTCGGCATCATCAGCCAGATGTCTTAGGACCCAATTATCACTAATGGTTTTTCTATCAATTAAGGAACCATATTTAGCAATAGAATCTTTATAACTAAATTCAACTATAAGATTATCAAAATCTGCTGCTCGTGGAATAATTTGTGGGGGATGTGGAACATGTTCAATCAATTCATTATCAGACGTAATCTGATTATTAAATTTGGTCTCTAGTTCCTGTTTATAGTCTCCATTATAGTTATCATCTAGTTCGGGCAGAGTAATTAATAAACGGGCATTATATTGTTCTTCATCCGTATCAATTTTAAGAGTATCATACTGTAGAGAAATCTTTTCGAATGGAAAACGATCCTTTGCAAAGGCCGCCAAATCAAATACATGCTCGGGACTTGACCTACCAGTGTTTTTATCTATTACATCATACACAACCAACCTGCCCTTTATCTTTAGGTCGGTTTCAGAACCCTTTTCTATTATTTCAAATTCCCCGGGTCTGTAGATAGACTCAACAGGTTTTACGATCATACTTTTTAGGGTAGTGTCGTCATTATTGACAGCTTCGATAAACTGAGCATGTAAAGAAAGATATTTTACGATCTCCTGCTTTACTGATATGTCTCTTATAAAATCAATGTTTGTTGGATCATGGGTGCCCAAGAATCTTGATAGTGATATGGTGTCTGATAATTTTGTCTTTGAAGTAATCTCTTTAAGGTTATAGGCATTATATTTTGGATCAATTGTAATATTTTTTGTTGGATGTTTTTCATCAAAGTTACTGATATTGGTTGTAGAAGAAGCACCAAAGGAAGTCGTACCAACAACGGGTTGATTTTCTTGTACGATTGATCTACCATATCCACCTGGTGTCTTGTTTTCAAAATATTCTTTATTTACATATTGTGTCTTTAGTACATATTCAATAAATTTTTTATTTGTTAGATTGTTTTTATTTCTTAATTTAGAACGTATAAGGTCTGGCGTAACCTCATCTGTATTGGCAAGTACATTACCCGTATCAAATGATGGATCTATTTTGTTCTTAATATAAAAATCTTCATCTATCTGTACCTTCCTGATACCACCCGCCTCCTTAGTAAGATAATTGGTAAGTGATTCTACGGTCGGTTTATCAAATGTAGGGGTTGCTGTATCCGTAATAGAACCGCCACCAGCCGTAGCGGTCGAAGCATATCCCTGGGCATATGTATTTGCGGCATTGCCATCTAAATCGCCATGAAAGGTAGGACTTGATACACCCGCCGTAAAATCTGCTCCAGTTCCTACAAAATTCATACTAGGGCCACCTATGACACCCGATGTTCCCTGCATGGTCATACTTTGCGCCGATAGATTCATATCATTAGCCGAGGTCGCCATTATACCATCAGTTGTCATATAAAGATTTTTACCAGATAGTATTTTAGTGTCATCACCGGATATTTGTGTTGACACTCCCTTGACATAACGATCATTATTACCAAGCATTACCTCGGTTACCTGAGAAGATATAATATCCATCTTTGGACCATTAATTATATTCTCTTGGCCCATACTTTTTGTCTTACTAAATCCATTAATATTCTCAGTTTTATTACCACGGGTCTTTACATTAAAGTTCATACAATTTATACTAAAATCACCTACGACATTAATATCAAGGTTACCACCGTAATTAATTGTACCATCACCTGCAATGGTTACAAACTGATCGCCTCCAGATACTTGTATTGAATTCTTGAGTGTAGAGATGGTCATTGAACCATCCTTGGCCAATTCTATACCAGCACCGGTGTTGTGTTTAATAATTATTCTCTCGGCGCCTGGTGTATCATCCATTTCAAAACTATGACCCGAGAATGTTTTCTGGACCTGATTTAGGGGATATTCTGATCTAACATTATCCAGTCCATCAATGGGCAGATTATCAATAGCATAATTAAAGTAAAGTTCTGTTCTAGAATTGCCAAGTGCTTCCCTGGCATAACTAGCTGTTCCTACATATTCAGGTTTTGGATATTTTCCGGATATATCTTCATGTAAATTATTTAAAGATTTTTCTCCCGATAAATCATCTAGTTCGGTTACATCTACCATTATAGTTTACCTCTTCGCAATTCCTCAAGGGTGAGAGAACCCCTTTCCATAGGATCAAATATATTGACTTTGTTAAATTTTGATTTAATATAATTCTTTACATCCATGTAGGGAAATTTTAATTTGTTGATTTCATGCCAACCAAATACCTGAGTACCCGAATGATAATAATACATCTTGGATAAAAATTTATTGATAGCATAATATTGTTCCGCATTGATACCAGAATCCTTTACGGCATGTTTTTTATAGTCATATCCATTATACCAAGGAGTATTTGTACCTCCATCAATCATCATAAAAATAGACCGGGCTGAATGATTCTTTTCGGCAGTCAGATAATCGTTTCCAATCTCCAACTCAACGGGCCTGACACGTGATATAAGACCTGATCTGCTTAAATAATAATGCCAAGTTAATCCATTTGAATTTCTATACTTTTCGGCATTGCGCCTATGGTATGAGTACATATCTATAGGTTGATCTGACGCTGCTCCAGTAAAACCCAGAATTAATTCAGTAAAGGGTCTTTTTATGGTGGCCAGTTCTACTTCTAATTCCTCGACCGAAAAAATAGAGTATGTCTTAAAGTAGACTGAAGGATCCTTTGGAAATCCCAAATTCCAATCGGCCTTTATATTTTTAATATTTCTATTAATAAAGGATATATTTTTTGAGTCTTGAGATTTATTTGAAGTAAAGGTCGATAGTCTATTATCGATCTTTTGCAGAGCATCTACTAATTGATTTTCTGGTAGGTCACTATATTTCTTAAGAATCGTTGATGCCCCCAAAATATTTTTTTTCTTAATCAGATTAAAAATAGTATCCAAATCTTCGGGTGTTATCTGTTGTTGAATACCCCCCTTAAAGGCCACACCCCTTAATATATTTTCACCTTGATGAAATGTATTTTCAATGGCATTTTCGATTAATGTACCAAATCCCACATTAAAATCATTATTTACGAAGACAGCAAAATTAAGTATATCACTTGACACACTATTTAAGAGTCCCGTTAGACCAGGTTTTAATTTAGATGTACCCGTAACTGAACTTATTATATTATCAATAGAATTATTAAATGAATTTATGATAATATCCAGATCCTCTTTTGCCGATTCAAAAGAACCGCCGGCCGGATCATTAAGGTCCAGTACAGCAGCGTCTGCTTGTACAACGGCACCATTAACTACAGTAGTAATCTGCTTCTTGGTGACATTGGGTATCACCTTTTTAATTGATGCGGATATTGCTTGTGTAGTTCCTAATGATAGGACCTCATTTAAATTAGCTGGAGCTGCAAGTGTAGAATTAGTGATGGATGTATTAAGAGTCTTTATGGCCGGATCTACATCCTGCACCAACTGTGTTTTTAGGCCCGGCATGTTCTCGGTAAGCTTTGCCAGCGGAATGTGACCAACCACTTGCACCGGCACGGATCCCGGTTGGGTTGATACCATATCGGAAGAAGAGTTTAGTGATACTATACCACCAATATCCCCGAGTGATATACCTAATTTTGAAACATCATTTAATTGGGTTTGGACTATGGAGGTATCAATATCATTATCTAGAGAGTGACTAAATTTATTGGTCGTAGAGTTAATATAACCCTGTAACTGATCTAATTCATCTGAAATTGCTGGTAAAGACATTCCATTAACCCTTTATAAATGTTTCATACCAAAGAAAGGCATCTTGAGCATACCGAGCACGCTCTATGTATTGTATATTTTTATTGGAGGGGTTTTCATACTCATCCAAAAAATACCATGTTGAGTTATTTATTTTGACCCCTTTGTATGCGGTTGAATTCTTTATATTACGATGAACTCTTGAATAGGCTGAAGCATCAGTATCGGATCCGCCCAATGATCCATTAAGGGTATTTAAGAGGTAGGTCAATTGCCCAAAAAAGTCAGACTCAGGTATGCCCCTAATGTTTGAATATCTTTTAAGTTTATCCCATCTGTAACCAGCATTAGCTGAATTATTCCACTGGGCCAGTCCATACGACATACCCCCATCGCCCGTAACCTGAGGATCAAAGTAAATATTGTCTTTTGAATTAAAACTTTCTTTTGCTAGGTTTCCAACTATACCCGCAGCCTGTCTACTAGTATACCCATTTTGAACCAAAAAAGCCATAATAATATTTGATTTTTTTATCATATTACTTGAACCATAACCTCCAACAGATCGGTCGGTTGCATTATATGAACTGATTAATGATATTGGAATAACATATCCGTCATGCAACAAAAGATTATTTGGATCGACCATAGGTTGATCAGTATCGGCGGTTGTCGACTGATTTACGGAGGTACGTATAGATGCCTGTACGGCCGACTCTCTTCCTTCATGTAACATTGAACCCAAGACTATGGGTGATTGTGATGTCTTACCATCCAGAAAAAATCCGTATACCTTTGCGGGAGGATGCAGTTGAGGAATTCTCCCGATACCAGATGTGCCTGCTTCTGTGGTTGGAAGCATTATGTCTGCCCATGGTAAATTTGAATTATCAATCTCAGGACCATGAATGCCATGTATCCTGATCTTTATCTTACCGGGAAAACTTTTATTTATTTCGATTGCGGTTCCGACAAACCAACGTACATTATCACCGTAATACATATTAGCTCCTACCTAGGTCCGCTGCCCAGGGCAGATGGTAACATTTCTACAATCCTAACACCGTCTCGGGAAACCCTATTAGTAATCCTTGAGACCTGCATACTGACTCTATGTTTATTATTATGAGGAGTAAATAAATGATGCTTTGTAAGAATTACATAATTACCTGATTTCTTTTCTGACCTGGACGATTTATTATGAGAGGATGACAGTCCATTATCTTCATTTACACTTATGTTAATTTGACCTCCAACACATCTATAGACATCCTTAAATAGAAAGACCAATCCCGACATTTCTATATCATATACATTCTTTGTAAGATAGTACATTGTGGCATCCCTAACCACATCATTAAGAAATGTTTTGTTTCCGGATATACCAATTTCTTTATTTGGTGAAAAATTATCGGCAGATATATTACTAAACACGGCTGAGTTATATTCACCCAATCTTGGAGTATTATTGTCTTGATCAAATTGATTTGCGGGATTGGGATCAAACAAATCATCATCAACCAATAGGCCCAATGCACTATTACCGGTTGCCTCATCTATGTTCTGTATCCAGGGTAATATAAAACGTTTATAGTTTAGTGACTGATTATAATAGGAACCCGAAGAAGCATTTACGTTTTCATATTTAAAACCCAAACCACCGTTATTGGCCAACTTTAGGGTTTCTTCATTGGGCGAAGATCTGATTGAGTATTTTGAAATATTAAACATCTGGTCAAGAATATTTCCACCCGTATATGAAGATGTAGGATTAAATGTCGCAACCTTATCCTTATTGAAGGGCCTACTCTCCAATATAGTTTCCAGATCCGTAAGTATAAGTCTGTCGGAATGTATGGTTGAGTATAGAAAATACGGCATGCCATGTGAAGTCGTCATATTAGATAAAATTACCTTGACCGCATCAAGAGGCCTGATGTAGGGTATATTATATCTCATTGGTTCCTGAACCGACTCCTTAAATGGTCTGAAGTCATTTAATCCCAATTCAATTTCCTTGGAGAGGGTGTCTGATAGGATTTTCTTTATTATGTTTTCACCCTTACCATAATATGACCTACTTATTTTTTGAACAAAATTAAAGTAACCATGATCTTCAATAAGACTTATGTTATAGACACTCACTGATTCATTAGATTTCTGGGCTGCATTTATTCCCGATATCACAAAACGCTTTGTCGTAATGTATTGTTCTGATGACGAAGACGTAATGGGAGTAGCTACATTTAGTTCAATTCTCTCGGTACCAATAACACCAGGCATTTCAAATAAATTTAGATCGTCAACATATGTCATGTTGGCCGTAAGATAAGGAGTACCTATATTTTCATAGATAGAGATTTCGGCCAGGGAATTGGCTATGTCAATTTTATTCTGTGAATTTTTTTCATTATTAATGTATAGACGGTTAGTATAAAACCATACATTGAGTAATTCAAAGGCATCTGGTGTAATAAATGACATACTAGTTCTTTAATAATCTATTATATTCGATGTGGATTTGGCGAGCAACCTTAGGTTCAAATACCTTTATCTGTCTAAGAGAATCATTTTCACGCCTGAGTTGCTGGAGGTATGTTATACCACCTGATCCGGTTTGATCACCCACGAACTGATCTATATTGACTCCACCGGTTGGCAATACATTAAGATCTAGTCTTTCGCCATTAGCATTTTCATAATGATGAATACCAAGAGTTTGATTCTTTAGACCATCAACCCTAGCATTGGGTATTGTCACGGGAACCTGATTCCAATTTTCTATTATGTCTACCCCAGGATCACTATAAATTCGATCACCTTCGTTTATGGTTACAGATGATATAACGGCAGTAGCAGTAGCTGTATTTGCTCCAGTAGTAGGTGCCGTCAAGGTTATGGTAGGTACTGTTGTATAGCCAGAACCTCTTTTTTGAATAGATATGGCCGAGACCGAACCACCTGAAATAGTTGCAATGGCAGTGGCACCCGATCCATTACCACCCGATATAGTTACCACGGGAGGTGTAGTATAACCAGATCCTGGATTAGTAATTTGAATATCTCTTATTTCGGTAACAGGTTCAATTATTAATTGTCCTAGCATAAGATTCTTTTCAATTATTTTACCCTTGAAGGTTGGGTATTCAACTGAGGCATAATCAATAGTGGCCACAAGATCACCCTTATAAAATCCAACACTTATGGGGTCAGTAGTCTGAATTGCCTTATGGGGATAGTAAACAGAAGACTTAGCAATTATTTCGGACTCATCAAGTGGCCATCCCTTTATCCTAAGTTTTTCATTAAGGAGATAGAAAAGATAGTAATAATCGACCGTACCATAAAAATTATAGGATAGTATATCTGGCCTCTCACCATCCTTTATAAAGTATTCGGTGTAAAGATTTAGATTATCCTTAAATCTGTCTACCAAATCCACTTGAGTTGAAATGTTATCAAACAAAGCAGAATTGGTAAGACCGCCAAAATTATAATCCACAATTGGAAAATTAGAGAACATTGTCATTAACGTACTCCTGAAAATCGAGTGTCTTCTCGAGTTAGATTTTGATACTCTTCCCTAAATCTATCGGTATCCATCATACCCCATCCTTTATTATAACCTGGGGGTGATTCAATATCATTTGCGTTCATGGCTCTTTCTTCTACATAGTTAATAGAAATATCAACTTCTGAAGGTGAACCATCAGAATGAAAAGACATGGAATTGGGGTTATAGACAGCCTCAAAAGATTCTAGGAAGCAGGGTAGTATTTCGGTACCAACGCGCACCCATCTTTCATTCCTAGCAGTAATATCAGCTTGAGTGTAGTAAGACATTTCAATGTCCCATTTAGCGGGATAATTCAAACCAGCAGACATACCCTCAAAATTTAATATGTCATTAGCAGTAGATGTCAATCCTCCTACTTCAGGAGATATAACCTTGCTATCATCAGTAAGGCGAGGATACATACGACTACGGAACATATAGATTATTTTTTTTATTTCATTGGACTCTCTTTCAGACCTAGCAATTAACTTAAATGTAAATCTAAAGGTCCTTAGGGCAACACCATTTAGGATATTTCTTTTATTTGGATTGACCGCAACACCAGTAGCTGCCGCTACTCCACCAGCAACATCGGGCATACTAAACTTTTGGGCAAGTCTTTGGGTCGCTAAAGATGATGCGGTTGAACCAAGATTACCACTAAACAGTTGATTCAGGGTACCCTTAACAGCATTGACTGCAGCGTTCTGAACATCACTCCCGGTCACTGTAGCCCCCATAGCGGCTCCTCTAGTACCCATAAATGCTAAAGCACCTCTTAAACCTAATTCTGGCTGAGAATAATCAATCTTATCAGCTATTTGAATAGAGGACGGAAGGAATAGAGAAATTGTTTGATGATCTGTTTCGGTTACATTCTGATGTCTTTTCCTGTTACCTATATGT